GGTTGTACTATGAACGGGATACCAAACGTCACACTTACCTCTAACAAAGTAACTGAGCGTGTTGAGAAGATATTTGTAGGTGTTCCTGTACTACTTTCCTTAGAAGGTTCATCTGCAAGATTAGATGAAGAGTGGTTTGTAACTGCAGCACATAACAAGTTAATTCTAGATACAACTCAAGGTGAAGTGTATTACCACCCTACCTGTGACATCGCATTGGTGAAGGAAGAAGGTTTAGGTTCAGAAGTTGCACCTCTTGTGGTGAATGAAAGTTTAAGGTTAGTGGGTTACCCTATTGGATTACCTATTTCAATTAATTCAGGGACTCATATAGGTTTCGTAAACATTGCAGATTATGTAAATTGTACTGCTACCGATATAGCCACTGCAACTACAATTTCTGGTATGTCTGGAGGTGGGGTTTACAATAACAGTGATCAGTTAGTTGGTGTTGTTGGTGGAGTAATTACTGATGACCTGTATATAAACGGAGGACTGTATGATAAACAAACCTTGACAACCAGTACGTATTTTACTAACCTGTACGAAGTTCGAGAATGGTTAACGGAGGTTACAGGTAATGAATATTTTAAATAAATTAGTTTTAGTATTGACATTAGCACCAACAGTGAGTTTTGCTATGGAAAAGGATAAACAACTGCACCTAGGTGTATCTACTGTTATCGCAGGTACAACACAATTTGTCACAGATGATTGGAGAATCAGTATGAGTGTTTGTACTTTGGTAGGTTTGGGTAAAGAAGTATACGATGAAATGTCTTATGGAGGTTTTGATGAAAAAGACCTTGCATATGACGTTGCAGGATGTATAATCGGTACGGTAATCGGAGATTATGGTTTGTACTTGTATCAGGACAGTGGTGAGGCTACAGGTATTGGTTATCAATTTAAATTTTAGAAATAAACAATCAAACCGATTACATTAACATGTAGTCGGTTTTCTTTTATCTGATGTGTGAAATAATCATTGACACAATACTTGAATGTGTTACCATACTTGTAACTTAAACGAAGGGAGAATACTTATGAATAAACTACTAACAACATTACTACTAACGATACCAATGGTTTCCCCTGCATCTGTTGATCTGGAACCAGTTAAAACTTTGAATGTGGACTGTGTTTACTTGGATCGTGATGGCGAAGGTAGGACTACAGGGAATGCTTTTAGCTTTAAAGGTAAGGTGGATAGTTTGCAAGAAGTCCCAGAGGAGGTTGTTGTGATGTACAATGATACCGAACTTGTAATCAAGGTTCACAGTTGTGATGTGGAGATGAAATAATATGAAGGTATTAAAGAAAATATTGCACTATTTCAGTGCTGATGGTAAGAAAGAACGTTGGGATACCCACGTACAAAAGGTTTGGGGTGATCGTTCAGATGAAGATATTATCGCTGCTTATAACGATAACCGTCAATGGTTTAATAATTTAAAGTTTTTGAAAATGGATAAAGATTATAAGTTATGGGAAACTATTGACATGAGGTACAACAAGTTGATCAAACCTCAAATGGATAAACGTAACTTGTGGAATAAGGTGAAATTATGAACGAACATCTGTACTACGCTTTGAAACACTTTTGTAAGTATGTTGGGGTACCGAGTTACGGCCTAGGTGAAACTTACTGGACGACACCTGGATGGGTTTGTGAACTCTACGTAGATGATTGGGAATGTGAGGGAGATGAATACCGTCTTAAATTCACATACCGCAACCACCAAGAAAATAAAACACTAGAACTAATTGACAACTACACATGTGATAGCTTATACTCTTGGTTAATCAAACGATAAAGGATAGACATTATGAAAAAAAAAATCTGCCGCTAACATTACTACTGTTGTCATCAAACGCTCTAGGAAGCACAGTGAACAACATTGCTACTACTGTTGATGAACGTACTAAGTTAGGTAAGATTTACGGTTGTGAGATGGCCTACAGTTCGTCTGGCGATATCCGAAAGGAAACTGTATTGTCTGCTGTGACTAATGAACAGTTTGAACTGAATTGGAATCTATTACGAGATAGTGTTGTGTTACAGTATTCCTCAGAGGTGTTGTTTAGTATGGATTACTACGGTGAAGATTCTGAATACCGTCCTTGGTGTGAGAAAGCTTATAATTACTTTAAGAAATTGTTGTAGGAGAGGTTATGGAAAACTTAAAGAATAAAATGTTTAAATTCTGGTTAGATCGACCAGTTCCATATTGTTGTCGTGATTGTGTACCAAAACAATTCCAGCACGACAGGCAGCTTTACGAATATGAAATGTATGGGAAGGTTAGTGAAGGTTTTAAAGATAAGTGCCCAAAGTTTATTGAGGAGACGAAATTATGAAGAAAGTAAAAGTACTAGACCCCGATTTTGAGGGTATACTTGCGACAGTAGATTACGTATCGGTTAATGATGGAAACCCTTATGCAAAGTTACGTTTTGAAGATGGACGTACAGGTATCTTCTTTCTAGATGAATTTGAGGTGGTGGGGAATGAGTAGGTACACCACAGAGATCTTTGTACCAGAACACGATGAGTGGGTGGGTATTGGTTTTGATTTTAAAACTAAATCTCAACTTGAAAACTGGTTAGAAGGTAAAGGTATTAACGGACAACCTCGCGGTACACACTACTACGAGTGGAGAGCTGGTTATCGTTGGAAACCTTACGATAGTAAATATGCACATCGTTTTGTTTGGAACACAGGTAAGAAGAAAGGTGAAGAGGTGAAGGTATGATCTATAACGCCTTTAAAAACAAGCATTACAAGTGCTAACGGTGTGTAGTGACTGTGAAACTGGGCATTAAGGTAGTTAAACTTTACTCAGTGTTTTAGTAGTGTTATAATATTTTAAAGAGGATACAAAATGTTAAAGCAACAACTGGTAGATGCATATATAGAAGTTAGAGACCAGAACTTACTCACTTATACAGATCTAACCAACCTTACAGGACTTTCACCCTCACAACTGTCCAATATATTTTTACGTAAAGGTTGTCAAGTCTCTATTGAGAAGTTGGAGAAAGGTCTAACTAAGTTAGGTTTTGGTTTTGAAGTTACCCCATATGATCTGGAGGCAGGTACAGATGAAGATTAATTTAGATAGTGAGATTTTAGACCTTCTTATGCCTGATTGTAGGGATGAGGATGTAAAGCCTCACATCAAGGTTAAGGAGATTTTATTGGAATACTACAGCACTAAGAAGGTGGAAGATGGTAGCAAAAACGAGAGACTTTCCTGCAAGAAATAGGAAAAATTCAGGTTTTAGGTTTCAAATCAATAAAGCTAGATTATCCAAGAAGTCCCGTCACGTAAGGGATTGCGAGGATATTTTGATTCTAAAGATGAAGAATTTAACCTACGCTAAAAATACCGCACAGGGGTATACCTTATGTGATGAGTTATATAGTGATTTATTACATTTAAATACTATGTTAGTAGATGACTTAGGTAACGACTTTAACTGTAAACTTTGGAGTGGTTATAGTGAAGTGTTTAAGTATATACATGATGGTAGTTCAGTAAAGGCTTCTCCTGATTATACAGCTAGAACAATCAATAAAGCAGATACAAGTTATGTAGAAGTATTGTATGGTATGTTTGAATCTTACATGAGAGATCAAGGAACACTTCGTATTAGTAAAAAGAAGTATATGGAGACTTGTAAATGGTTAATTGTATATCTACATAAAATGGTGAACCATAAAAACATCGGAGTGCTGTACACTAGATCAAGTAATTTTAAATCTGAATTTAATGTGTGTAACAAAGACTTTTCAATCCCTGTATGTATAAGCTTGATAGGTATGTTAAAAGAATACAAACTTATTCTTGATTTTACGGGAAATACTTTGCATGGTAGCAGACATATGAGTATGTTGATACCCTCCCCTGAACTTCTTAAAATTCTTAATATAGACGGTAAGACATACGAAGTAACAACCAAACCTAAAGACCTAGTAACCTTAGTGTCAGATGATGGTGAGATAATACCAATAGATGAGGAAACTATTAATATTGTAGAGGATAGTGTTCATGTATTAGGAGAGTTTGTTGCAGGTATGAGTAATCGGTATATAACTGTAGGAGGTTACCCTTTACCTGAGTATTGGATTAAACGTATAATGCGGGTAGATAAGTTAGAAAATTCTAGACTGTTTGATAATGGTACGGTACAGTGTAAAAGTAAAATACTACGAAGTACTATCGAAATAGATGAAGAAACTACAATATCTTTAGATTTTAAATCCATACACCCTGCCATACTACTCTACATGGAAGGTTATAAACTTACAGACCATGACCCCTATCCAGCAATAAAAGACATTAAGGTTGATAAGAAGCTTGTAAATAAATTTAAAAAATTCTACAATATAGAACAGTATGATCCGGTGAGAAACTTAGTAAAACGTCTATTCCTATGCATGATTAACGCTGACAGTATTAATAAGGCTGTTGGTAGCTGTTATGACGACCTTCACAAAGATAACTTGAAGCGTGGCACTTTCAACGAATCTAGTATGAAATATATTGGATTACCTTCAATAGATTTAACTGATATTGCAAACAAACTTCTAGAACACAACCACATGATTCGACACCATCTAGGTACAGGTATTGGTAACAAGCTTCAGTACAAAGATAGCATGATTATGTTAAAGTGTTTGAAAGTGTTAACTGAAATGGATATCCCTTGCTTACCTGTACATGACGCATTGATATGTAAGGGTTCTGATAAGGTTGTGGTTCATGATGTTATGCGAGAAGCTTTTATTAAGGTTGTTGGGGAAGGTAGTGAACATAATTGTATAATTGAGGAGGAGTAA